TACTAAGGAAGCTATCGGTACGGTTAAGTTGCTCGACCTCGCTACAGAGTCCGAGTACCAAATCCAACGCCAAGGTACACTGTTCGTTGCTAAATATGCAATGGGACACGGTGCTCTTCGCCCAGAGTGTGCCGTTAAGGTACTCCCTGCGTAAGTAATACCAATTAATCTGAGACCCCTTGGGCAATCCCCTTGGGGTCTCTTTTTAAACCCTAACTTTATATAAATAATATGCCTACTCTGACATCTAAACTAGAAGCAGTAAATTCGATGCTAGGACACATTGGTGAAAGCCCTGTGAACAGTATCAGTAACACCAACGCACTCCCAGTTTCCGCTGCTACAGCTATCTCTGCTCTTGATGAGATTAGTCGCGCTGTTCAGTCTGTAGGCTGGCAATTTAACACAGAAATAAATGTATCCCTGAGCCCTGCTGGGGATGGCACTATAACTCTCTCAGACGACATCCTTGAGCTAGACCCTATCGACACTTCAATAGATGTCGTTCAGCGTGGTTTAAGTCTCTTTGATCGCTCTAATAACACCTCAGTGTTTACCAGTGACCTTAAAGTAAACCAGACACGCCTTCTTGAGTGGGATTCCCTACCAGAACAAGCTCGCCGTTACATCACTCTTCGTGCCTCGCGTGTGTTCCAAGGACGCATCGTTGGCTCTCGTGAGCTAGAAGCGCTAATCGCTCGTGACGAATACAAGGCTTATGGCGCTCTTATGGACTACGATAGTGGTAGCTCTGATAGGACTATATTTGACAACTATGAGGTAGCATCCAGAATTGGCATCAACCGTAACTACGATCTTACATAATGGCATTAATTAACACTTCAGTTCCTAACCTTATCCAAGGTGTATCTCAACAACCAGATGCCGCTCGTTATGATGGTCAATGTGAGGAGCAGGAAAACGCTCTTAGCTCTGTTGCGGAGGGACTGAAGAAGCGTCCTAACACTAGGCACATCGCTAGGTTACTGACGGAGGCTATTGATTCAGATAGCTTTGTTCACTTTATAGACAGAAGTGAGGACGAGAAATATGTCATAATACAAACCACAGCCCCCTCAGGTCAGAACAACTTAAGAGCCTTTAACGTTAACACAGGAAACCAATGCACGATTAATGGTTCTGCTACTCATCTATTAGCTAACTCAGATTATTTAACATCGAGTTCCCCTGAACTTACCACTCAAGCTTTAACCATTGCAGATACAACTTTCTTAAACAACAACACAAAAACACCCCAGCTAACTAACAGCATTTCCTCGGAGAGCCAGAAGGAGGCAATCGTTGTTGTAAGGCAGGGTGATTATGACACTGATTATATTGTAAAGCTGAGTTCAAACCCAATCTTGACGGGAAGTGCCACCCCAGCAGGTACAGCGGCTACCTTTCATACTAGCGGTAACAGTAGGCCGCAAGTTGACGAGATTACACCCTCGACTGTTCCTCCTCGTTATAAGTTAAGAGCTGGCCAGTATGGCCCTCTTCCAACCGACAGTCCTATAAATAGTGGCGGCTTGGGATATGATGCAAACAACAGTCAAATAAATGTTACCAGCAACAGTGGAATCACGCAACTTCCTAGTGTTACCGCTGGTTTAGGAGGAACTGATAACGCTGCAATAACACAACTTAATTTAATAAACTCTGGTGTCTTTGAATCTTACGTAAGTAGCACCAGCACTTTTTCTTTAGCCATTTCTTGGTCTGCTTATATAAGCGGAAGCGTTGTGGGTAGTTACGACCAGCGGTCAATAACTTACACTATGACATTATCAACTGCGTCCTTAGCAGCCTATCAAAACGCTGGAAGCCCTGCTGTTGATATAGTGATGACAGGCGTAGGTAATTTACCAGGCGTTTTCTCACACCTTTCCAATAAGGGAGGCATAATAGAATATAATCAGGGTGTCTACAATGCCACCCAGTCTTACACACAAGCCTTCCGCGCCTTTGATACGTTTACAAATGTAACCTTTGGTTCTAATGGGCAACACACGAACACGAAGAGTTATAATTCGAACATAAACACTGCTTGGAGACCTTTCACGCAGAACAACGTTATTCAATCTCAATGGGCGAGCCACTCGCACACGCAGGTAGTAACTGACACTACCTATGTTGCGCCTACTATTACCTTATCAGCAGGGCAACCTGTGGCTTCTGGCGGCGCGGGAACGGCTGAAGCTAGCTTTAACTCAAGCCCAGATCAACGCACCGAAATCAATACCAACTTTATTGCCGCGGGGATTAGCAATGATTTCGACGGTACCACAGCCGACCTCAATTTGTTCGATATACAACAAGACCAAAACATATTGATACTTCGTCCCGTCTCTCCTACCACTCAGGAGTTTTATGTAAGCACCTCTGATGGTTTAGCAAATACAGGTCTTCAACTTCTATACAAGGAAGTAGCTTCTATTTCAGACCTGCCTGTATACTGTAAAAATGGGTTTAAGATTAAAATTCAAGGAGACCCTGCTCTCAATGAAGACGATTATTATGCAGAGTTCCGCACAAACGACAACGCTACTTTTGGTACTGGAGTATGGAACGAATCTATTGGTTTTGGAGTCAGCACAACAATAGACGCCGACACAATGCCTCACGGTTTAATAAATGTAGGCTTAGATGAATTTGTGCTTGGCCCCTTTGACGGAGGAACTAAAACCGCTACTCAATATGGGGCTTATATTTACCCTGACTGGGCAGACAGAACAGTGGGAGATGAGGCCTCTAACCCGATTAATTCTTTCATAGGAACCACCCCTATATCAACGATGACGCTATTTAAAAACCGCTTGTGCTTCATAACAGGAAACAATGTTTCGTTTTCTGAGGCAGGGCAGTTCTTTAATTTCTCGCGCACGACTGTACGTAGTTTACTAGACTCAGCGCCGATTGATATATCAGTGTCCTCCCCACAGGTAACCGACATCACTGCTTGCGTGCCTTTCCAAGGAAGTCTTCTATTATTTGCGGACAACTCACAGCTTAAACTAGCTGGAGGTGATATACTGTCTCCCAGAACTGTTTCCGTCACTCCTGTCACTCAGTTTGCCTATCAATCTAAAGCTGAACCCCTCGTATTGGGTTCTTACATTTATTATCCTTTTAATCGGGGCGCCTTCTCAGGGATAAATGAGTTTAATGTTAATGCTACAACAGATACTTTTGATGCTAGCGAGATAACGGAACACGTCCCTGCTTACATTCCTAGTAATGTAAATCTAATGGCTAGTTCTTCCTCGGAAGATTTTCTTGTGGTTTCTAACAAAGGAACTAACTGCATGTATGTGTATACCTTTTTCTGGAATGGCACTCAAAAGGTTTTAAGTTCTTGGTCTAAGTTTACCTTTACAGGGCAAATACAGGGTATTAGTTTTAATAACTCTACCCTCTACGCGGTTATTACCCACAACGGAGAAACCAATCTCGTTAAGATGCCTATGGAGTCTGGTTTAAGGGATGAGGCTGGTTATGTTACGCATCTTGATATGCGGTGTTATGACACAGTAACACACGGTTCCTCCACAATAACTCTTCCTCATACTCCAGCAGACAACTCTGTAGAGGTTTATACAACAGACGGTCTCAAGCTCGCCGCCACTAACTCAGGCGCGGCTGTTACTCTCGCACAGGCTGTCTCAGATGTTGACCCAACCACTGGAAATGCAGTAGATACAAAAGTCTGGGTAGGTATCCCTTACACTATGAAGTACACGTTCTCTGAGCAACTCTTCAAAGCTAAAGCAGGGAATGGGAAGAGTCCTAGTAATGCCTCCCAATTGATGGTTCGTAATGGATCAATATACTTCGACAAGACGGCTTACTTCAAAGTTAAGGTTACCCCTAAGTTCCGCGACACCTATGAGAACGTCTTTACCCCAGATGTAGTAGGTTCCTCTACCCTTGGAAATCTAACCCTCGACAGCGGCTTCTATCGCTTCCCTGTGTTTACCAAACCACAAGATACAACTATCACGATCGAAAACGAGAGCGCACTTCCAAGTAACTTCCAGAGTGCCGAGTTTGAATCCTTTGTTCATACTCGCTCTAACCGATATGGATAAAGTCCTAAGTAAGCATGGCGATTGTAAGGTAGTTGTGGCTACCCATGCTCACGTAGCGATGATCTATCCACACATGCGTAAAGCAGACAAGGTAGAAGTAGCCTGTATGGGCCATGAGCCCTGTCAGTCGCTCTTAGGAGCACTAGAGGATGACGATGTTACCCTCACGGCCCTCGACGGTGATGGTGTTCCCTTTGCAATGTTTGGGGTAGGACAAGCGGGCGCACAAGCTTACATATGGTGTTTAGGCACAGACAGTATAGCCGACAACGCCTATCAATTTTTAAAAGCGTCCCGTGAGTGGACTCAACGACTAACAAAGCCTTATGGAGCAACCTTTAACTTTGTCCATGAGGATAACCACGTAGCCCTAAAGTGGCTCAAATTCTGT